AAAATAAGCGTATTTAATTATTTGCATGAAAAAGATTAAGAAATTTACTTATGGGGGCGCACTTATAGGAGTTGCTGAAAAAAAGGCTATCATGCGTGTGGTCGATAAAAATTGGTGGCCTTTAGATAGGGAAGGAAAGCTATTAGAAAAAGAAGCAGCTCTGTTTTTGGGGGTAAAGTACGGGGTTCTTGCTAATAGCGGCTCCTCTGCTGGGTTACTTGCTCTGTCTGCTTTGGAACTTCCAAAAGGCTCCGAAGTTATTATTCCAGCCACCACCTTCCCCACTATTTTTAACATTATTTTACAATGCGGTCTTATTCCTGTTGTAGTTGATAGCAAGATAGGCACATACAATCTTGATCCCGATGAATTAGAGCAGGCTATTTCAAAGAAAACAAAAGCCATTATTTGCGTTCATGCTTTAGGGAACGTGATTGATTTGGTTAAAGTGAAAAAGATTGCCAAAAAATACAACCTAAAGGTAATTCTTGATAACTGTGATGGTTTTGGATCCAATTTACATGGTAAAAAGGTGGAAACATACGTCGACATATCATTCACGTCCTTTCATGCCGCCCATATCGTTGCGATGGGCCAAGGCGGTGGAGTTTTTACGAACAGCAAAGAACTTGCCCGTAGGGTGCGAATGTATCGAGATTGGGGCAGACAATCAGACATTCCAAGAAGAACAAACGGCAAAAAGTGGCCAACACTGCCGGAAGACTACGACGCACGATTTATCTATGAAAAAATAGGCTACAATCTATCCCCGCTTGAACTTCAAGCAGCAATGGGGCGTGTGCAACTTAGAAAAACAGGAATGATAAAACGGTTGCGTAAACGAAATTTTGATTATCTCTATAAACACCTTAGTCAGTTTTCGGAACTCATCATGCCCAAGTGGATACAGGGAGCAGACCCTTCTTGGTTTTCATTCCCCTTTACGGTAAAAGGCGATAGAGGAAAATTAGTAGCTTATTTGGAAAAGAACGGGATTGAAACTCGCTCGATGTTTGCGGGGAACGTGTTAAAACATCCTATGTGTATTAACATTAAGCATCGCTCTACTCTACGGGACGATTCAGAATGTAATACTATTTTAAGAAGTAGTTTTTGGATAACAGTTCATCCTCGTTATCATCCAAGGGATTTGCAATATATTGTTGATGTATTTAAGAGATATTATGCTTAAAATTCCACAAGTTACGTTAGTTGCAATGTCTGGTATAGGACATAAGAGCGAGGCGAATATAATGGCTTTGGAGCGTTCTTCTCAAAATATAGAATTTGGATCAGTAAAGTATATTCAGTTAGGAGAGATAAAAGATATTGATTCTTGGAATAAAGCAATAATTTATGAGTTGCCCAAATATGTAGAAACATCACATGCTTTATTGATACACGCTGATGGGTATGTGGTGAATTCTGTATTATGGAGAAAAGAGTGGTTGCAATATGATTGGGCTTCCTCTCCGTGGCCGTTACCAACTGACAATTATTCGTATCGTAGTGAGAGTGGAAAAATACAAAGGGTTGGGAATAGCGTAGGACTTAGGAGCAAGAAACTTATGGATTTAATGGCTTCTATACCTGAAAAAGAGTTTTGGGCAATAAAGGAAAAATATGGCAACGCAAATGAAGATGGTTTTATTTGTTGTCATAACAGAGAATGGCTTGAATCTAAGGGTATAAAATTCATGCCGTTTGAAGAAGCGTTAAATTTTGGGAAAGAAGCACCATTGCCAGAAAACGAAAATCTAATGACTTTTCTCTTCCATAAATATGTTTAAGGTGCTATACTATACATATATAAAGATATGCCAACAGGTGTTTATCCAAGAAAAAAGAAATCTCTTAAGGAAAGATTTGAGTCTAAATTTTCAGTTGTCCAAACTGGTTGTTGGGAATGGGAAAGGAGAATAAGTGTTTTTGGTTATGGGCAATTTGCTATTGAACCTGGAAATATATGGCAAGCACACCGATTCGCTTATAAATTATATATAGGAGAAATTCCTAAAGGAGTGTGTGTATTGCATAAGTGTGATAATAGGAAATGTGTAAATCCAAAACATCTTTGGTTGGGAACGCAAGAAGAAAATATAAGAGATATGATGGCGAAAGGTAGAGATAGGAAGGCTACGTCCGATAAAAATGGTGGAGCAAAATTAAATTGGGAAAAAGTAATTAAGATACGTTCAATGGCAAAATATACTAAGCAAAAAGATATTTGTACTCAATTTGGTATTGAAAGACATCAAGCTCGTAGAATTATTAAAGGGATAAGTTGGAAGTAATATGGTGTACGGTCTTCTGAATCAGGGGAGCGGGGCGGGGAACCAATTATTCAGAATGTTGCTTGTTAGGATTAAAGCTCTTGAGTTGGGAGTTGATTGGCGAATGTTATGGGTTCCTGATAACTCTGGAAAGCCAGTAGGGTTTAAATGTAAAGATTTTATAGAATTTGATAAGAATAAGATTGTTTATGAATTGCCCAAAGACGTAAAAATATGGCAAGAGAAGAAAGTAATTGATGAGCAAGGAAACGACATAAGAAGTTTTGACCCTGAATACGCTTTTGTTGAAGATGAAACTCTTATAGAAGGAGAAGGACAAGACGAAAGATATTGGGAACATCGGGAAAAAGAAGTTAATGAGTGGCTCAAGGTAGAATCATTGGATATGCCTGATGATGTATGTGCTATTGGGTTTAGAGGTGGTGAGTTTGCTGTGTTTCCTGATCTATTCTTGACTAAAGATTATTGGGAAGAAGCGATCGAAAAGATGAAAAAGATAAATCCTCAGATGAGGTTTGAAGTCCATACCGATGATGGGGTTTTGGCTAAACAATTCTTTCCCGACTTCAACGTGATACACGATATAGAAATCAATTGGCGGTCAATGAGATATGCTAAATATGCTATAATAGCTAATAGTTCGTTCTTTATTTTGCCCCGTTGGCTTAACAAGGGAATCACCATTGCGCCACGTTATTGGGCTAGAAGAAATACGAGGGTGTGGGCTCTTCCACAAAACTATTATTCTCGCTTTCAGTATATATGATTTTTGTAGTAAGCAGATATAATCAAGATGTGGAATGGCTGAAAGAATATACAGATAATCCAATAATTTATGACCGAAGTGAAGAACAATTAGAAAATGCGGTGAAAGTTGAGAATATCGGAACTGATATAGCAGATAAGTTCAAGTTCATAATAAATAACTACGAAAATTTGCCCGAAGTAGCGGTGTACACGAAAGCAAATTTATTTAAGTACATTACCAAAGAAGAGTTTGATGAAGTTAAATACAACAAAGCATTCACACCGCTTTTGACAAAAAATCATCAAGAAAAACCAGGAGTAAGTTTTTATAAAGACGGCATCTATTGGGAAATTAACAATTATTGGTATTTAGGAGCGCATCCAGTTTTGTATCCTGAACGAGTTGAAATGGTTTCAGAGACTATTGGAATAGATAAAATGGAATTTGTACCATTTGCACCAGGGAGCAACTATATTTTACCAAGAGAGAACATATTAAAACATTCCAAGAAATTTTATGAATTATTAAGGTCGTATTTAGAATGGGATAGATACCCTGGGGAAGCGCAAATAATGGAGCGGGGTTTATATACTTTATGGAACATACAAGACTACCAGAAACAGAATTAAATATTTTGAGACAATTAAAGGGAATTAAAGTGATATTTGATGTTGGAGCGCGAATCGATACAGATTATTTTGAAATGTGGCCACAAGCCGAGTTTCATTTATTTGAACCACACCCAGATTTCTTTAAAGAATTAGAAGAAAAAGTGGGAAAAAGAAAAAATGTTTACTTAAATAATTACGGGCTTGGTAATGTGGAAGGAGAATTTGCGTATCAAGATGGCATACAAGGTTTTGAAAAAGGAGAAGCAGATTTTACTTCAGAAAATAAAAGGTTGCCAATAAAAACGCTTGACTGGTATATCAAAGAAAATGATATTAAAAAGATTGATTTTCTGAAAATAGATACAGAAGGATATGATTACAATGTATTATTGGGTGGAATTGAAGCTATAAAAATTACCAGATATATTCAATACGAACATTGGAATAATAAGTGGCAGTTTCATGATTTATTAAATAATGACTTTTGGATGAAGTATATTGGAGGTAGAAATGTTTTATGTCAAAGATAATTGATGTTTGCGCCTATAACGGGGAAAGGGAGCTGTTCGAGATAAGGTATAATATCTTAAAAGATTTCGTTGATGAGTTTCGGGTCTTCGAATTTGATAAAACATTCAGCGGTAATCCAAAAAAGAGTACATTTAATCAACACTGGCATAAGGTAAATCATTATTTCGTTACAGAAGATATTTGGAGTAAGTATAAAGATTTGGCGATCTCAAGCCCAAATACTGATTATGGCAAAGGTGCCAAACATTGGATAACGGAATTCTGCCAGAAAGAAAGCATAAAAGATTTCTTGACAGATCTCAAGGATAAAGATATAATTTATATAGGGGATTGCGATGAAATACCAAATGCAGATATACCTAATTTAGATAAGGAAATCGTAAAGTTAAAATTAGCTGTTTATGCGTATTGGCTTAACAATCGTTCTTCTGAAAAATTTTGGGGGACGATAGTGGGAAAGTATAAAGTTATAAAGAATGAATGCCTAAACCATTTGCGGCAAAATCCGAATATAAAAACATCCTTAGAGCATGGTTGGCATTTTACATCCCTTGCTCCGTATTTGAAACAAAAACTCCAAGATAGCTATACAGAAGAAACTTACGCAACAGAGCAGATATTAAGTAGTTTGGAAAAGAATGTCAGCGAAAATAAGGATTTTTTAGGAAGAGGTTTTGTTTATAGGATAGATGAAGAAGATTGGCCACTATGGTTGATAGAAAATAAAGAAAAGTATAGGTATTTAATGATATAAATGCAAGTTATTGATCTGGAAATATCTAATTTGCGGCCGTACGAGAAAAATGCTCGCCGCCATCCTCAAAAGCAAATAGATGTCCTTGCAAAGAATATAGAGCGTTTTGGCTTTACAACCCCCGTGTTGGTTTCAGAAGATAATGAGGTGATAGCCGGCCATGGCAGATTGCTTGCTCTTAAACAATTAGGCAGAACAGAAGTCCCTTGCGTGAGGATGGAGGGATTGACAAAAGAGGAAATCAAGGCATTGCGTTTAGCAGACAATCAGATAGCTTCTATGGGTGAATGGGACATGGGGTTGGTTATTGAGGAATTGAGGGGATTGGATGAAGGTATGCAAGAGCTTACGGGATTTGATTTGGATATCTTAAAGGATTTAGAAGAGGACGATTTTGACGCTCAAAAGGAGTACATAAAAGCAGACGAGGAAGGAGTTGCTATAAAGGAGGGAGATATGTTTTCTCTTGGATTGCACCGCCTTATATGCGGAGACAGTACTAAGATTGAGAATTACCAAAAACTATTTGAGGGGGGGGTGTTAGCAAGAATGGTATTTACGGATCCTCCTTATAATGTGGATTATAGCTATGATTGGAGAAGTTCGCTTCATAAAGGGAAAAAGGTAAAACATCATTTTTTCAGTGATAAAAAGACAGATAAGGAGTACTTTGAGTTTTTAAGAGATTGTTTTACGAATGCTTATACATTTACCGAAGAGGATGCTTCGTATTATTGTTGGTATGCGGATAAGTTTCATGAGACTGTAAGAAAAGCCCTTGAGGAAGCAGGCTGGCGATTTTCCCAGGTTATCCATTGGTTAAAAAACTATCCAGTGTTAAGTCTAGGGCAGAATTACCACAGAACAAACGAGCCGTGTATTCATGGATGGAAAAAGGGGAAAAAGCCGTATATCAATAAACGCCTCACGGGAAGCTTCAGAGATGTGGTTAATTGGGAAGAGTTTCAAGCGATGATGAACGTTTGGTACGAAGAAAGAGATAAGATTACTAGCTATAAGCATCCTACGCAAAAGCCCATAAAGTTGGCGGAAAGAGCAATAAGAAAATCATCAGAAAATGGAGATATCGTACTGGAAATGTTTGGTGGTTCGGGTTCTACTTTGATAGCTTGTGAACAAATGGAAAGAAAATGTTATGCTATAGAACTTGATCCTATTTACTGCCAAGTTATTATCAACCGTTATGAGCAATATACAGGAACAAAAGCCCAGAAAATCTAACGCAGGACGTAAATGGTTTGATGGGAAAGATGAGAAAGAGGTGTGTGCGAAACTAGAGCAGACTGCGGCTCTTGACGCAAGCACAGAAGAAATGTGTTTTTATTCTGATATTTCAAGGTTTTCTTTGATAAGATATTTAGAGAAACATCCGCATTTCGCACAGAAAATAGAGCAATTAAGGCAGAAACCTGTATTGAAAGCCCGTCAAACCGCAATAGCCGATCTTGAAACTCCTGAAGGAGCGAGGTGGTACCTTGCTCGTAAAAAGAAAATAGAGTTTGGGGATAATATGAAGATGGATGTTTTTGGAGAGATCACCAAGAAAATCATATCCGTAGACGAATAATTGAAATGGAAGATGTAGCTAAATTTTCAGAGCTAAGCAATTTCTTTCCAAAGCAGAAAGAAGCTCAAGAAGCAAGCAAGAGGTTTAAGTTTGTTCTGTTTGGAGGAAGCGTTGGTTCTGGCAAATCAAGATGGTTGCGTTGGATGATGTTGTACTGGCTGATGAAATTCTATGACAAGTACGACATTAAAGGCATTAGAGCGGGTTTGTTTTGCGAGGATTACCCTTCTTTAAATGATAGGCATCTTTCAAAAATAAAGTATGAGTT